ATTTCAATTCTTGCGGGTTGCCGTAGCCTACCATCAAAAGTATTAGCAGCACTTGTGGTTGTTGCACCTGCGTTCCAAACCGTGTTAAAGGTATTCCAAGTGATGCCTATGCTATTCCATACGGGGCTGCCGCCCGTCTCCGTAGTGATAACAGAACTTGTGATATTAGCGTTGTAGTAGTGCTGAAGTATCTCGTTGTTGCGTGGGCTTGCAGGAATAGTAAACCCCTGCGTAAAGTCCGTAAACACCTTGCTGATGTCCTGCACGTTCTGCACCGAGAGGTTGATGCTTATCTCCTCATCATCAAAGATGTCAAGGCGGAAGCCATTGACGTAAATATCAACCTTGTTCATCGTACCAAACTGCGCTCATCAAATCCGAAGTCAAAGGACATGGTGTAATTGATAAGCTTTGTGTTCACGCTCTTTTGGTATTCTATGGTTCCACGATTCGGAACTGCACTTACCCAATTACTATTGGTATATACCGCAACATACTCGCTCATCAAAATGTCCTCAATCGTTTCATCGTAGTTTTGGTCAACGAACCCTGTGTTTAGAGTTAGGGTGTTGCGAGAGTTCACGTTGAAGGATTGGTACTTGCCTACCTCCAATGAAGGGGTGGTGAAGCCATCGTTGTAGATGCTCTTTTGGTAGGAGTCCTGCGTGAAGTTACCACGCTCATCGCTGCGCTTAAAGAACGTGATGAAGTCAGCAACGCCAAAGCGGTTGATGAACGCCACCTGCACAGGAGTGTATTTAGCCTCACATAGAACGTAATACCGTACACGAGTAATTTCAACAGGCGATTCAGCGTTATTCAATAGAATCACATCGTAGTAACTACCCACACCGCCATTGGGTTGGGTGCTTGGCTTAACCCTGCTTGGCAGTTCGTTATTAGCCTCAAGGTTTGCAGGGCCTACGCCTGCGTAAATCACAAGGTCTTGGGTATTGTTACTTGCAGGGCTTGGGGGGGTAGTACCCCCGCCTGTGGTTGTAAACAATTCAGAAGTCCCACTTTGCCAAGTGATGCGTATTGCACCCAAAGCATTAGCTGCGCTATTATTGATTGCAAGGGATTCGTAGTTGCCTACAAGCACCTGCCGATTGCGGGTCGTGGCAAGCAGGGCTTGACTTACTGCCACAGGAGCAATGTTGTTGCGAGTAGCCCACCCATCGGTTGCGATAAATGCTTGGGCGTTATTGCCTGACCAAATGGCCGTGTCAGGGGCGGCTCCATTATTAGAAAATGTCCATTCACCAAGAGGCGCAACCCACAATACTTCACCCTGTGGACTCTGCGTATAGCCTATGTCATCCCATACGCTAAAGTCGTGGTAGAACTCCGAACGCACAAGGTCGCTGATTTCGTAGTTGATTACCTCGTTTATGGAGTAGGACTTGTTTAGAACGTAGTTTGCCGTTGCAGGTAATGTCTTTGCTCCTGAATAAATATACAACGACAAGTCCATCTCATCAAGTTGGTCAGCAGCAAGGGCGTTATTCTTGCCCGTGATAAACAAAGGGCTACGAGCCATTGATAAGCTTGCAGGGCGTGATAAAGTAGGTGTACTCATCGTGTGGTAAATGATTTGAAGTCTTCTTCTGTTAATTGAAATGCCTCTACCAATTCAGCAGGCAGCTTCTTAAACGCCAAGCCAAAGGGAGTGCTAAAGAATTTAGTAGCAGGGATTCCCTTGTTGTAGATGCTACGGGCTAATGCGAACTGAAGGCTCTGCCTCTTTACAAACTGCCCCTTCTTATTTCGTACGCCATCCAATCCCTTCTTGATAGCCCATTGGCTGAACGCCTTTGCAGGCGGCATCTTGTTGGTGTATTTGTAAGGAGACCCCTGTGCGCTTGCATAGGTGCTTTTTGCGCCCTTTACGCCCTTGTCTTGGTACTCGCCATAGTCATCCATTGAGAACGTCAAGGAGAACGAACTTGGCCCCGTTTGCAAATCGTAGCTTAAAGAATTGTATAGGTTCTTGCTCGCATTGCGTTTGCCCCGTGTAAGGTTGGACTTGGCCTGCTGAATAACATATCCTGCAAACTTTGTAAGCACCGCTTGTATCAAGTCCTTCCGTGCCATTTTAGCAGACGCTTATCTCGGTGTTAGCAAGCAGCACGTCAAAGGTGGCAGTCCACCCTGCAAGCAGGTTCTCAAACCTCTCGCTAAAGGGAACGCAAGAGGCGGTGCCATCCAACTGATAAAGGTCGGTGTACAGAGTACCCCTGCGTAGTTCTGTGATGACATCGTTGATTACTGCGAGCTGCGTGTTCAGTATATCCTGCTCGTTGCTCACGCCATAGAACGGCTCTGCCTGCAAGCGAGGATTCTCTTTGGTCTCATCTACCAAGTCCATACAAACAATGCTCACGTTCATCCGTACTATCTGTCCCTCGAATGTTGCTTGGTTGATGATAATATGCGACAAAGGGAAGATGGTCTGCTTGTTTAGGTCTATGTCAAAAATATCCCCTGTGGTTACCACGTTGACTTGGCTATTCGCCTCAAGCGTATCTTTTAGTTTGGTGGTGATGTCGTAGAACTGTCTCATTTTATTGACTTTTTTATTAGGTCGTTTTCAACCTCTTGCTTTTCTTTTTCAAAGGTGAGGAAGTGTAGGCATTGGTGGATGGGAAGTTGTGTAATTGACTCAAACTGCCTAATGTCTCCCTTAGCGAGTTGATAGATTGTTGAATACCATCCCCATCGTTTAGAGAACTGCCCTTGCTTGGAGTATTCGTTTGACTCTTCGCCTCCAAAGAGGTCAGCATAGCTTGCAGTAACTCGTTCCCTAAATGCCAAAAAAAAAGCGTTGCGCCCATAGCAACATTCATCGGGGCTTGCTTCATCTGCTCCGAGTACTTGCCTGCTCCCTCGTATGGCTCTATTAGGTACCGATGCTTGACCTCGCTCGTGATAGGGCGATACAATACCGCCATAGCTTTGTGCAGGTCTTGTACGTCTTGCAGGTAGCCATCAAGGTCAACGAACTCACCGTAGGTGATATTGTCAAGTTCAGGGATAAACCCGTACTTCGTGTCCCCCATCGTGAAGGTTGTCGTGAGGCTTGGCTTCTCGTTTATCATCGCACTTATGTGCTTGCTGATATGGCTCACATCTTTGATGCGTACGTTTGGAAGATTGGCAAGAGGCACTCCGCAGAATATCTCAAGCATCTTGTGGGTCAAGAACTCCTCATCGCCCTCCAACCTCGCAAAGCGTTGGTATTGGTCAAGCGTTATCTCCGACAGGGAGGTGGGTACAATTACCTTTAGTTCCATTGTATTAAAATAACCTTTTAGTTTTAGCGTATGGCATACCTGCCAAAGTTAGGTCTGCTCAACTTGTTATACGTTGCGTACCGCAGCGCATCTATGCAGTTGTGAACAAGGACACCATTTGCGTAATACTCGTGGCATTCGGCCACCATAAGGTCATAGACCCTTTCTTCTTGCCCGTAATGCTTTTGCTTTGCAGTTAGGATGACAATACTTTGAAGCTCCTGCGTGACGGGTTTGGTAGTGCGTTCCGCATTGCTGACATTCAAGAGTTTTGTATTCACGAGACTCCCAAGACTTTTTGCCGCTAATGCTATGCCATTCAATCCCCTCTTTAGATGCGTGCCAAGATTTAGCGGACTCAACACCTGCCTTCCAAAAAGACTCAAACCATTCTTTATTTTGCGAGCGCAGCCTTCCCTCCATCTTAAGATGCTCTGTAGCCTCAATGAGTTGTAGATTCTCAATGGCATTGTTTTGAGTATTGCCGTCAACGTGGTGAATGTGATACCCCTTAGGTATTTTACCATTGTAGTGTTCCCATACAACCCTATGAAGTCTCTTGACACCCTTGCTGAAGTATCGCTCGTTGGGGTATAGGTAGTATTGCTTCCCGTTAAACTCTTGTGTAGGTACAGTACATCTCCCTTCTTTAGGTCTTTGATTTGTTTCCATCCGTTTGTTGTTTTTATTTTATGACTTTCAGTACAAGTCAATTCAACAACAATCGTGCCGAACTGAATCAAGTATGTATTCACTTGTTTCAATCCGTTATCAAACTTACATACGACACGCTTGTAGCCACTTGATGTAAGAACCATATCCCAAGCGGTAACGTCTTTAATTGCTACCTGCCCTCGTAGGGTAGTAATAAGCGTATCACCAACAAAGCAATGGTTGAATGCGTCTATCGGTTTGTTGAGCAGGTTGCCGTTCTTGTCCTCCACCCATTTGTAGTTTTGAAGTTCCTTGATTAGGTTGCTGCTTCGTGGGGTAACGAATAGCTTGTGCCGCTTCAGCACGTCAATACCCACTATAACGCTATCTGCGCCCTTCTGCGTGGGTTTCACGTTCCATCCCATACGATGCAGCTCCTCAATAGATTTGGGTTCAGCAGAGTCAGCAAATACCTCCGTACGTCTGTCAAGCCCAAGTGAGGCAAGTACGTTGCTGATGTCGGGGTTGGTCATCCCCGTTCGGTAGATAAGCTCATCCACATACAGATTGTCTCCCGACTTGTAAACTGCCACAAGTGCCGTAGGGTCGTTGGTATAGCCGAAGTCCATCCCGTGACATAGGAGCGTTGCATCCGTTGGTATCTCTGCCTGCCCGTATTGGAAGATGGTGGCTCTGCTCATACCACGTTCCCCTAATCCGTAGATTCTCCAATAGTCATTGTCCGTATGTTGCAGCCTCTCTATCTCCTCAACAATACTTGCATCCAAGAACGGGTTATCAAGGTATGTGGATTGGATGTAGGTGACATCATCACGAGTCAGCAGCTTATCGTAAATCCAATGGAATGCATCTGAGGGGTTGTAGTCAACCCATATCTTGCCTGTGGTACGAATCAAGAGCTGAAAGAAATCCTCCCAAGTAAGTTCGTTGGCCTCGTTGCAGAATAGATAGTCACGTCTTGCTCCCCGTTTCTTCTGCGGTTGGTCAAGGCTGATGAACTCAAAGAGGTTGCCGTTCAGCTCGTAGGTGTAGTCGCTCTTGTTATGCCGTGCCTCATCATAGAGACCGTTGGCATTTAATATCTCAAAGAAGTCACGATAGGCCGTCATCTTCAGAGACGGCAGCGACTTGCGCACGATAGAATACACCTTGCCCCTATCCTCCATCGCCATCACGATGAGCATCTGCAAAAGCGAGTAGGTTTTGCCGCTTCGGCTGCCGCCTTGATTGACTACTATCCGAGTTGGGGCGGTGTAGTTCTTCTCAAAGAGTTCGCTACTCTTTAGGTTTAGTTCGGACAATCTCTACCTTGATTTTCGTTAGCTCATCCGATACTTCGTGTGAGTTCTCCACCCTTGCGAGTTTGGGAGTTGTGTACTCTGCCATCTTGTTCAAGAGGTCAAGTGCGCCCTTCGGGTCATCAGCAGCAACTTGCGTGAGCCATAGGGTCATATTCTCAAGGTTGGCTTCTATGAGGGTTTGGAATGCCTCCCTGATTTTGTTGGTGGTCTTGTTTGGTGTTCCGCTTGGCCTTCCTGTGTTGCCTGCTATGAACCTGCCTTTGTCATCTTTCATATCCGTTAAATTCCGTTATTTTCGGTTTTATCTAAATAACCCTTTTTGCGAGGTGGTGGTTGTGTGTTGCTTGAAGTCGCTCCTTCCATTGCTTGAGGTCACCGTATGCAACATGGCAATTACGGCATAGTGCCATCAGGTTTTCTATCGTATCAGCAATTTTGCTTCCACCCATACCTCTTGCATTTAGATGATGGATGTCCACCGCAGTACCTCCACAGACTTCGCAGGCTATCCACGAATTTGTATCGTAGCCAAATGCCTTCAGATATACTTTGGTGTGGTTCTTCACTTTTGGTATATCCAACAGTCATCAATGAACGTAGCACGGGGCAGCAGTTCATCAACCGCTTGGATTACTCCCTTCCAATTCTCGTGGTAGTCATCTCCTGCGATGTAGCCTCCCTTCTTTACTTTGGGTAGCCATAGCTTGATGTCTTCTTTGACTGCCTCGTAGGAGTGGTCAAGGTCTATGAATACCACGTCAAGGGATTCGTTGGCGAACTTCTTTGATGCGGTCTTGGATGTTGCTTTGATGGCCTTGAACTTGCGCTGCCCCATATTCTCCAAGAACAGCTCGTAGATGTCGTTGGTCTTGGCGAGCTTGTAGTATGAGTCTATGTACTCTGCGGTGCCTTTGAAGGAATCTATGATTGTGATTTCTTGGGATGTTGCTTTGTCGCATAGGTAGGCTGATGACTTACCGAGCCACGCACCCAACTCTACGAACGTGCCGTCTTCGGGCATATTGGCAAGTAGGTAGTCGTATGCTGCTTGGTGGTTGAACCACCCGTCTATTTGTTTGCTCGTTTTCATTTTAGGGCGTTATAATAACAAAGGTACTGCTCTACGCAGATTAGTGTACCGAGCCTTGCCGCTTCACTTGCAAAGATACCATCGGCCTCATAAGCCATCTCAAAGCGCAGGTTGGGCAGGTCGTATGGCTTAAACATATAGCAGGCGGTGTCTATGTTGCCGACTCTTGGTTGGTCGGTAGGGCGTAGCCTACCTACTTGCCCCCACGTTACGATAGAGCAATCAAGGGAATGCAAGTTGCTCCACTCCTCAAGGAACTTTGGGTGCAAGATGTTGTCATCATCCAAGAAGTACACCCAATCCTCTTTGGTAAAGGAGTCAGCATACAACTCAAGGAACTCATTGCGGAGGGGGTGGCCTGCGGTACCTGTGCGTGTGGAGTAGTGTGTGATTGATGCGCCTGTTGCTCCCTTGAAGTCGCAATTTGCGTCTATCATCACTACCCACGTTGCGTA